ATAATGCAAACTTTTTTACGCATGGATATGCTGCAAGAGGTATTCTCCATCTTAAAGGAGCAGTTACTCAAAACACTTTAGCTGCGTTTCGTAGGCAGTTTTACAATACGATATCCGGATCCACTCACGCTTGGCGAACTCCTATAGTCGCAGGTTTAGATGATGTTCAATGGGTTCCGATGTCTGGGTCTGCTCGTGAAATGGAATATATAAATTTCAACTCTCACATAATGAGAGCTATATGTGCCCAATTTCAAATAGATCCCATAGAAGTTGGTCTAGATTATCTAACTACAGCAAATGGTAGAGCAAATGCTCAAGCAAAAGAATCTGGTCAATTTAAGATAACATATTCTCGAGAAAGAGGTCTTATTCCAATATTAATGATTGTTGAAGATCTCTTGAATCAAGATATACTGCCTGCTCTTGATAAAAACTTATCTGATAGATATAAATTTAAATTCGTAGGCTATACAGATGACACAGCTATGACAGACATAAGCTTAAGACAAGCTCAGATGACTGTTTTTTCTTCAATGAATGATTTATTGCACAATGAAGAAAAGCAATCAATAGATCACCCTTCTGCCAGTTTGCCTCTTAATCAATCTTTTTGGGGTCTTGTTGAAAAGAACATGACAAGAGGAGAAATAAGAGAGTTTTTCTTCGGAGATACTGGAGCATCTAAGAGACCAGAGCTTCAGTATATACCAGGAGATCCGGCATTTTTGTCTTGGAATCAGCTTATGATGACTATAAATTCTCAACAACAGCAGAAGCAGGCTCAAAAAGAACAAATGAAACAACAGCAAGCTATGCAAGAACATCAGATGCAGCTTCAGCAAAGTCAAGATCAAAGAGAACAGGAAGCACACGATGCGCAGTTAGAGCAATCAAAGCAGGAACAGGCAAATAGCGTTGTGAGATCTCAAGATCAAAAAAGCTTACAAGAAATGGCTAAGGAATATGGTTCCACAAAATCGGTAAATATAGGAGGAAAAGAAATAAAGAATCCTATAAATTTGGCCGCAGAAACAGAAGAAAAATAACATAAATTAAAATTATAAAGTATAATCCCTCCACAGAGCAGAGAGTTGTAATACACTATTAATATCATAGAAATAGGTATTTAATATGTCTTTTGTAATAATTGAAGGCTTAGACAGAACTGCAAAATCAACTCTTGCAAACATGTATGTCCAAAAAGGATATAAGTTAATCCATTTCTCCGCGCCAGATAAGAAATACTCTGAATCCGGGTACTCCGGACCTTCTTATTTAGAGGATCTTATTGAGATGATGGTTTCGTTATCTGGTCAAGATGTTGTGTTTGATCGTTCTCATTACGGCGAATTAATATGGCCGTATGTTTATGGCAGAAGACCTCTTTTGAATCACTCTGATTTAGAGATCTTAAGAGAGATAGAGTCTCAAAATCAAACAGATTATGTTCTGATGCATGATCCTAATGTAGAAGCTCATTGGAAAAGATGTCTTCAGTACAAAGAGCCTTTAACTAGAACTCAATTTGATTCAGCTAGAACAATGTTTGAAGACATGGCCATGCAGTATGATTTTAACAAATTGACATTAGAGCATTTAAAAGATGATGAGGATAAGAAAGAAATCTCAACTCAAAAAAGAGGAACTTCTTCAGAAATGGAAGAAACGGTCAACAAAGATATCGATGTTCTTTCTGCTAGAAAAAATAAAAATAGTGATCTATCCAGAGAACAACTAAAACTAGCAGAAGCAAATGCAATAAACGAAATTCTTACTGGAAGAATTGTTAAGAAAAAAGGTGATTATTTTGATTCTATAGAAAATAAGATAAGAAGTTTTCTTAACTCAGAATTATCTTTATTGCTAGGGACAAATAAAGATGATGATTTTAATTTTTCGCAAGAAGAGATAGCTATGCTTAAAGCAGTTGCAAAAAGGATGAGGGAGAAGAAATGAAGATGATAAATGAAGTTAAACAAAATCAGGCTCAGAAAATTCAAGTTCTTGAAAAGAACATTGAAAATCTATCAATGGCTCTAAGAGTTAATCAATTGTTGCTTAAACAAGTAGTTGATAAATTTCAACTCATGGAATCTGAGTTAAAAAACAACACCGGCATATTGAATGATTTTCAATATAGGATTCTTGGACTTCAGAAGTATCTACCTATCGACACTGAAGAGCTTTCCAGTGTAGTGGATGCTTTAAAGCTAAAAGACTGGGAAGAAGCATCTAGCAAGGATGATGTAGAAAATAATTTAAAGAACGTTGAATCTGTTTCTTCTAAAGAAGATATTGTAATATTGACATCTACAATTAAAGATGGTAAACCTGATTCTGGTATTTTTAGAAGTAAGATTAAATTGGAAGAAGCAGGCGCAGAATTGTGCGAAGCTCTTTTAAATAAGAATGTCGGAGATTGTGTTGATGTTGTTTTAAACAATGAAACACACAGTGTCACTCTTCTGGGTGTTAGAGTGAAAAATTTAGAATGAGTGATTGTAAAGAAAGATTTAAATCTAAATGCCCCAGACAGCTAAAGGATCTCCCTAAGGGATATTGTCCATTAGCTGTTCATCGTTTAAAATGGCTAAGATCCTTGGGTAGAGAGCCTTCTGAAGAAGAAGAATTAAACGCGCCTGGTTGTAATTGGGCAATAAATCATCAGATGTCTGGCTATTGTTGGTTTGTGTATGAAACAAAACACATGTCAGAATCTCCCGCTTCTGATGTTGAAATAGCTGCTGCTCTTAATATATCTATAGATACTGTAAAACAAGTAGCAGAATCTGCCTTATTAAAAGTTCAAAACTCTGAGTTTGTGGTAGAAGTAAAGAAGACTCTAGAAGGTGAGTCTATAGTTGAAGAATCACTCGGGGTCGAAGATGAAGCGATCTACTGCGAATAGTAAGAATAAAAAAGAAAAGTCTAAAAAAACAGAGTCTAATTCAGATAAGGAATTAGAGGAAAAACAAGAAGAACAAGAAGAACAAATAAAAGAGCAAGAGTTTATACAGCTTATGCTCAATAGTTCTCAAGAAATAGATGAGTCAGAAGACTTAGATTTAATGAGTCCAACTGATTTTATAGCCGCCATAAATGATTCGTATATTTTAAGAAAACACACTGGAAGATCTCGGTTAAAATTCCACCCTAAAAAAATAACAATTAAAAACTACTGGTAATTAAACTAGTAAAATATGATAAGATACTCATAAAGGAGACTTTATGGCTACTAAATTTGATGCTGTGGCAGGATCTGAGCTAAGAGACATACAGGGAGAAGTCCTTGATGTTAAGGGAGCGGATATATCTGAATTAACAGCAGGTAGAGGTATAGTCAATGATAATCATAGCAACAAACTGCCAGATGTAATCGGCAGAATAACAGATGCCAAAAAGATTTTTAAAGTAGAAGATTGCGAAAACGATAGGCAAAAATACTTTTGGAACAAAATAAAAGCCCCGTACATATATGTGTCTGGAGAACTGTTCGACGACGAGGACCACAGATCGGCAAGGGCGGCTGCTGCGATTTTAAGGCATCAACATAAGACAGACTCTCCATTAAAACTTAAATGCTCGGTAGAAGGCGCGATAGTAGAGCGTGGAAAGAAAGACGAGCGAATTCTTGCTCGTACCAAGATCCGTGGTTTGGCATTGACTTTTACACCAGCTAATAACGCCACTCTTGTTGAGGGCTTAAATCTTGCAAAGTCAACTGGTGAGATAGCAGAAGACATGGAGCTCATTAAGTCTCTAATTCCTACTGCTGTTGCAGATGTTCCGACTTTAGTAGATTTTTCTCACAGTATCTCGGTGGCTAAAATTCGCAAGAATATAGAGAAGATCCGTGAAGTTGTTTCTGCGTTAAAAAAAAACATTAGTCTAGCAGAACCTCTAGAGAAGGCGTCAAAGAAACAACTATTGCAGCAACTAGGGCCAGATCCTAAAGCTATTGAGATCGCTGATTGGCTGTCTAAGGATATCGGACGCGACGATGTCCAACAGTGGTTCTTGCGCAACTACAAGAAAGATCCTAAGATCTGGAATCTACAAAACAAAGAAGCAGTGCAACACTACATCGGCGTCGCAGACATCAATCCGAACGAAGAAATCGGAAAGATAAGATTCGACAAGTCGCACTCTTTCAATGACGGTATCAAACTATGGAAAGACGCAGAGGACGGTCTCAAGGATAGAAAGAAAAATCAGACCAACTTACTTAAGCCAGACGATAAAACCAAAAAACTTATAGACTTAGGAAACGACTGGGGTTGGTACGATCTAGGCAAAGGTTACGACGCAGATGAAGGACGAAAAATGTCTCACTGCGGAAATGCCAGTGCACAAGGCGCAGAAGACAATAAAAATCACCTGCATTATGGAGATCGTATACTGTCTTTACGCAAAGAGCACAACATAGACGGTGAAGTGTATCACGAGCCACGCCTGTCCTTTATTGAGAACAACGGTTACATTGGTGAGAGCAAGGGTTTTGGCAACTCAAAACCAGCAGAAAAGTATCATGACGCAATAATACAACTCTTAAAACATCCCCGAATCAAGGAAAACATTGGTGGCGGATACGGTCCAAGCAATAACTTTTATCTTAACGATCTGCCTAAAGATAAACTAGATGAATTGCTTAAACACAAACCACACTTAGAAAAGCTTTGGAAATTGAGCTCAGGAAAAGTCGATCCAAATCAATACCCTAGAAAACATTACGGTGAAGCAAGAGATCATAATAGAGCTCTTGAATCTTTAAAAAACAATAAGCGTGATATATCTCAAGCAAGATTTAGGGACATAGATTCAACATATGCAAAAGGATTGATCTCGGATTTTATAAAAGATAATTCTTATAAATACAAAAACGATAACAACGAAGCCTCTTCAGGCGCTGCAAGTATCTTGCAGTCTCCACATCTTGACAAATCGCATATTGATTTGGCTTTTGATAAAAACAGGGAATTGCTTAAGTCTTTACTTTCTTCTCATGCTGCGACAAAAGATCATATATCTAGAGCACTTGATGATGAAGATGAGCGCGTTCGTGCAGCAGCAGTTGAATCGCCCCGCTTCGGTAAAGAGCACATGCCTAAGGCACTTAGTGATAGCAGTGAGTACGTTCGTGCAACAGCAGTCGAATCTCCCCACTTCGGTAAAGAGTACATGCCTAAGGCACTTAGTGATAGCAGTGAGCGCGTTCGTGCAGCAGCAGTTAGATCGCCTCACTTCGGTAAAGAGCACATGCCTAAGGCATTTGATGATGAAGATGAGCGCGTTCGTGAAGCAGCAGTTAGATCTCCGCCCTTCGGTACTGAGAACATGCCGAAGGCACTTAGTGATAGCAGTGAGCACGTTCGTGCAGCAGCAGTCGAATCTCCCCACTTCGGTGAAGAGCACTTCGACAAGGCATTTGATGATAGCAGTGGGTACGTTCGTGCAACAGCAGTCGAATCTCCCTACTTCGGTAAAGAGCACTTCGACAAGGCATTTGATGATGAAGATGAGTACGTTCGTGCAGAAGCAGTTATGTCGCCTCACTTCGGTAAAGAGCACATGCCTAAAGCATTTGATGATGAACATGAGCGCGTTCGTGAAGCAGCAGTTAGATCGCCTCACTTCGGTAAAGAGCACATGCCTAAGGCACTTAGTGATAGCAGTGGATACGTTCGCTACTCAGCAGTTGAATCGCCTCACTTCGGTGAAGAGCACATGCCTAAGGCATTTGATGATGAAGATGAGGACGTTCGTGCAGCAGCAGTTAGATCGCCTCACTTCGGTAAAGAGCACATGCCTAAGGC